CGAGGATCTGATCCGGTGACGCCACCTTGCGGGCGACGAGCTCGTCGAGCACTGCGGCTCCGTACCGGAGCGGCGAGTAGTCGTGAGCTGCGTAGGCGGCCTTCGGCGGTCGTCGTCCTCGCCAGCACACCCCCAGTGCGGCCGCCGCGGCGCGTCGCCAATTTGTCGCGCTTGCCAGCCAGATCTCAGAGCACACGGCGTAGCTCGATGGCGCACTGATCTCGAGCGTCTGGTCGCCGAGTCGGACAGTCGTCGGCAGCGCTTCGGGCTCGGGCTCGGGCTCAATCACGGCTCACCTACTGTGTCGCGACGATATCGCCTGTGAAAGCGCCATATACCGTGAATGCCACCGTCACGCTCGACGGGTCACCCTCGGAAATGTCGACAGACGTCGGGTGGACGCCAGTCACTTCAAAATCGTGATCGGTCGCATCGCCGAGATCCGTACCTTCCACCTCGAATTCAATGGACAGCTGGTCCACCTCGCCGGGCACGACTGCAGTGCTCGTGGCGGCCGCGAAAAATCCGGTTTTCAGCAGGAAATCAATCACGGTGCCAGCAGTCACCTCAGAGAATTCGCGCAGCTTGAAGCTGAATGAGCCAGTGGGGTAAATCCGCGTCGTGTGTCGCAGGGAGTCGATCTGTCCGCGCGACTCGTAGGCGACGGCCTCCGCGAGCCGATCCTTCAGGCCCGAGATCTGGAAATCCCCATTCGCGACTGGGACGAGTAGCGAATGGGCCGGCCGCTTGAGACGGATACGGCCGTCGCGGAAATTTTTTACGACTGTTGAGAGTGCCATTAGTCCTCCCTCCACCGGAATGTCACAGTCACCAGGGCGACCACAATCCCGTATCGACCAGACGTGCCCGGCACGACGTCATCGTTGAAGGCCGCGCCCCTGACTACCAGGTCCTCTGCGAGCCCCCCCATCCGCGTGTCTGCGAGCAGCGCCGAGCTGATATCGTCGTACAGTGCAGTGGCCGCCTCCGCCCGGTGGGCGATACTATCCGATCCGCCTGGCAGCGACGTCCCGCGCACCCAGCCGATCACGTCGTACGTCGCACGTCTGGACGTGTCTCGACCCCGCCGGCCCCAGTCCAGCTCCTCGCGGAATGCCACCATCACCCAGGGCGAGCCAGTGGCGGGTGCTGACGGCGATGCGCTGGGCGGCTGCATGTACCGTCCAATCTGGACCTGGTTCGTGCCGCTGAGATCAAACGTGTAGCCGCCTACGGTCGTGATCGTCGCGAGTGTCGAGACGATGCGCAGCAGACCAGACCGGAGTGCGGTGTCGGGCATCAGACCTCCTCGTCGAGCGAGGTCGGCCCAGTGCCGGGATGATCGTCCTGTCCGATCCGGAAGGCCGGCTGCACCGCGTCTGTATCGGCCGCCAAGGCTGCCTTTTCGCTCTGCGAGCGGCCCCCGGCATACCAGGGTGCAGAGAGCGCCACACGCTGCCGGAGGATCCCTCGGAGACGCTCGTAGTGCGACACACGCTCCTGGGCCCCGAAGCTCGCTGGGCCTTGGGTCACAGTCACCTGCCGGGCGTATCGAGCGATCAATGCCTCGACCGATCGCAGGGCTGCGAGTGTCGTGTCGTCCGAGGTCACGCCGAGGAAATAGTCAATCTCCTCGTCCTGCAGCTGCTGATCGTGAGTGTCCGTATCGCCGATCTCCAGACGCACGATATTGCGCCGGCCGGTCGCGCTCGCGTCCGACAGCACAGTCGCGTCGTACGTCCAGCTCACACGTCACCTGCGGGTGTCTCCGGCGCGGCGGGGGGGCCGACCGGAGACGGGGTCACCTGACCCTGGGCCCCGCGCAGCGCCTCGAGGACACTACGCCGCCCTCGCCCCGCCTCCTCCGCCACCAGCGCGGTCGCGAGTACGGACGCACTGATCCCACCGGATCGGATAGACGCGACCACGTCGCTCGCACGCTGGGCCAGCAGCGCCTCGACCAGAGAGGCGACTGTGGGCGATTCGCCCGTCAGAGCCAGACGGATCCGGCGCGCTCGCACCCACGATTGGACGTGCCGCCACTGGGCGGCCTCGGGCACGAGCTCGCCAGGCTGGCGCACAGTCCCGTCAGGCATCGTGATCGGCGTGACAGCTACGTACACACTACACCAGGACGTCGCTGAGGAAGACCCCGAGATCCGCAGCCGTGACCTTCGGATCCCACGCACCGTCACACTCGATCACGTCGCTCTCGACGGGATCGTCGCGATAGGTCCGAGTGCGCATGCCATCCGTCGATCCCGCCAGTCCCTCCCACGCAAAGGTATAGCCAGCACTCGGCTGCACGAGCGAGGCCGCCGAAGGCGTGTACACGGCGAGCACCGACTCGGCATTGAGGATCCGCGCACTCACGTCTGTCGCGCCCTCGGCCGCGGTATTCTCGATCAGTCGTGCGACCATCACCTCGTCCACTCCGAGGATCGATGCCACCGCGGATTCATTGGCGATCGCCGGTCCACCCGGCGTCTGGCCGGCTTTGATCAGGTCGATCACATCGGCATGACGGATAAACACACGCCATGCGTCCGCACCGAAGCAAATTTTGTTCGGCTTGACCCCCGTCATTTCGTCGGCGTCGTCAAGGAATTCGAGGAGATCATCCACTGGCGTGGATCCGCCCGCATCCCATTTCGTGAAATCGACGCCTCCCACCTTGCTTGTCGACCACACGCCAGTCGTGAACGCGCTGGCGGCGAACACCTTTTCGAGCCTCAGTGCGAGCTGACGAGCGCACCACTGGGTGGCCTGAGTATCGAGATCCAGCGGGCTGTCCGCATTCGCTCGTGTGGCGTCGTCGATCAGCTTTTTGATCGCGTATCGATGCGCATAGTAGGAGGCGCTCGACAGTCGATATCCCCCGGCTGGGGCCTCCGTCTGCGGAGCCCGCTTGTCGGCCACGATCCGATTGATGTCGCCTCGATCCCACACGTAGTAGAGGTCCGATTGCTTCGGCACGGCGACCAGCGGGAAAAGACGTGTGGCGACTGCCATCTGATTCGACCCGAACCAGTTGATCAGCACGCTCGTAAGCGGCTGATTCGTATGCACCGAGGTAGGAGTAGGCTGCGGCATGGCGTGTGTCTCCTCGCGCTACGGCGCGATCGGTCCCGAGTACGTGTTGACAGTGATCTTGACCCCGGCTCCAGAAGCGGCCTCCCAGGCCCGCCCCAGAATGCGGTCGCCAGTCACGGCGGCGACAGCACGTCCAGACGCGTCCGACGCCACCTCGGCACCGCGCGTCACAGCGGCGCCGGCCTCGACCTTGGTAATCCCGCCGAGCAGCATCAGTCCTACGGCGCGGCCTGCGGCGGTACCTCCGTCGTCCTGAGATACCCCGTCGGCCTGAGCGCCGGCACCCGTATGGTCGACCTGACCGTCACTCGCCAGAGTGACAAAGCGATGCTGCGATACGACCGATCCAGCCTCGCGCGACGTGAGAAATCCAGGGAGCTCGACTGCCATCACAACACCTCAGCGCGATAGGCGGCATAGAGATCGGGGCGCTCGCGCACCACCTGCTCCCGCGCCTCGTGGATATTTTTCGCTTGCCTCGCGGTCACACGCGCCACTGCGAGGCGCTCAATCTCGACCTGTGGCGAGACACTCGTCGGCGACCCGGCGCTGCCGCGCTCGACGAATAGCTCCTCACCCACAGCTGCCAGTCTCGCCTCGGCCGAGTCCAGGAGTGCCCCGAGTGCCGTGCGCTCCGCCTCCGGGAGCTGCTGCGCCCGATACAGGATCCGGCCGATCTGCTCGGCCTGACCGAGCCGGCCGTATTTGCGCCGCGCCACGTCCACACGATCGCGGATCTCGCGCGTCTCGACCTCGGCCTGTAGACGTCGCTCCAGCTCGGCGATCTGCACGCGGGCCGCCTCGGGGATCTCCGACTGAGCGCGTGTCGCCATCTCCTCAGTCGCACTGGCTTCCAGAGCGGCGCCGGCCGCCTGGAGGAAGGCCATCACATCGTCCTTGGGCGCTCCCTCGAGCGTCTGCGCCCATTCGCTACAGAGCGCCATTCCTGCCTGGATGTCGGGCATGGTACCTCCGGGGTCTGCGCGAGTGTACTGCACTGGGACGTCAGACGCAAGAGTCGCTGCCATCCGCACCACCAGGAATCGCCGACGATTGGCGGCCGCGTCGACCAGTGACACCTCGTGCACGTCGAGATCGACGAGCTCCCCGAGCTCTTCGTCTGGTCCCGCACCGAGGCCTTGGAGGCCCGCGTCATCGCGCTCGACAGTCGTCCTCGGTCCGCTCATTGCGCTCCCTCCTCAAGTGTCGCGGTCGCCCCGATCGACAGGCCGGTGATACCCCCCTCCTCGATCCTCCGCCAGAGCTCCGGATCGAGCACACGCACCGTCATCAGCCACGACCCGGCGCGCACCACCTGATCGCCCCAGGTCGTGTCCTCACGCGTCACCCAC